GGGGTTTCTTGAAACTCCTCGCTTTGAAGAGGGACGATATCCCTCCATAGTGTAGCGTATAGCGCGGTATCGCCTACGCCATCCATGCACTCAGCGACTTCATCAGCGCGCCAATAGTTAAATATCCGGTTAGGTTTAATCATACTCATTACTCCGTTATAGGTGCCGCCCTTTCGGGCGGCGGGTGGGTTTACTTCTTTTTGGCAATCGTGATCTTGCCAGTGAGCGTCCCTTTTGCGAATTTATCGAATTCCGACTTCGCAGTCTGAGCATTAGCACGCGCCCCATCGATCAGCGCTGTGAAAGCGGCGAGTAAGTGTCGCTCGACCTTATCCAGATCGTCCTTCTCAGACCCTTCGCCGAGGATACGTTGCGCGGTGTGTGCGCATGCCATAACCCTAGTGATCCGCTCATACTTCTCTTTACCGCTCGAGTTCGCGCCGAGGCTAGTGTCACTTGCCAGTGTCGGATTTTCGATAGCGGCAAGATCGGCAACTACCCGATCGATCCATGAGTTCCCGCGCTTTCGCAACGCTGTGCGCTGTTTCTTGTCGGTCTCGTTCAACTCCTTCGCGTGGCTGGTCACTGTGATCTTGTATAGCGTGGCATCGCGCCCAGTGAGTTTATTCGCGCCCCATTCTGCGTGGATTATGTGGTGCTCAGGGCGTGTCTTATCCTCGAGATCGCTAGCGCGCATCCCTGCATTATGCATGCCGAGTATCCACTCTTTACGATCTGTCTCATACTTCGCCTCGCTCTTAAACGCCTTGCCTAGCAGATCGAGACAGCACTTCTCGCGGATGTCTTGTGCTACCTTGTCCATCTCAGCGGCGATTCCAGTCTTGCTTACAGTTACTTGTGTCATGATATATTCCTTTTAGTTAATTGATGTCGGTGAGTTCCGACACTTTTAAGTATAGCGCCGTTTATATACTTCGTTGAACTTTTGTATCGTTTCATGAACTTTCGCCTAGTTATTTACACGCAACGTGTAAATTGCACGGGACTCGCGCAAGAAAACGCCTAAAATCGCCTAGCGCCGCACCCCACCCCCTAGGGGGGAGGGCATTAGCTGACAAGGGACTCCTAGCTTGTATATCTATACTAATTTGCACGAATGATGAGTAACTATTTTGGTTTTAGTGCACTTAAGCCCGGGTACCCTTAAGTTTATTTTTTGCTCCAGCCGACCCCCCACCCCCCTCATATATAGAAAGGCCCCCCCATAGGAGTCCCAACCTACTGTTGCTAAACAAATTTTTTGTTGTATACTGCGCTCACTCGGCCCTCTAAAGGCTTGCATGTAGGTAAAAATTAGATGACTTTGATCGTCAGTCCTGATTTCGGGGTAGAAATACCTCCAGATTACTCATATATGGAACTGCGCGCCCGCGCGGAAGCTGCGTGTAACACCGCTAGAATGCTCGAAGAGCATGGCTTAGACCTTACTCCAGACGATGAAGACAAAGAAATCGCCGCTACCCTAGTTGCCTCCTACGCCAAAGACCCCGAAAAGGTATCGAAGACGGTAAACAACAACCGTGCTAGTACCCTGACGCCTGCGGTCCTTGTGCAAACCAATGATATTCTTAAAGAATTTGGCCAGATCGTAGCTACTCACGCCGCTGAAATACGCAATTTGGTTACAAACAAGCTGATACTGGAGACAGAAAACGCCGATCCTCGTGTCAGACTGCGGGCTTTGGAGCTACTGGGCAAGATTACAGACGTTGGGTTGTTCACAGAGCGCAAAGAACTGACTGTTACCCACCAAAACAGCGGAGATGTCCAAGAAAAGCTACGCGAGAAGCTAGAAAAACTGAAAACCCTCAAGCAAAACGCCGATGGGGTGTATGAAGCTGCGGAAGACGAAGAAGAAAGCGAAGAGGCAGAGTACGACGATGCCTAACGCCGTGATAGATACTACAGTTCCGTTTACTTACGAAGACATCCAGCTCATGCTGGACAACCTAGACACCTATAGCCCCGAAGAACAGGCCGAAATCAACAAGCTGCTAGATAGCTTAGAGGAACAGACCAAGATCGAGGCCGCGCAGCTAGACCTGATTGATTTTTGCTGCTACATGCAGGCCGACTATAAAGTAGGAAAACACCACCGCATCCTAGCCAACCTATTGATGCAGATCGAGAAGGGGGTTTTGGACGCAGACGGCGCAGAAAGAGAGGACGGGCCGGAGGGAGACGAGGGAAAGGATCGTATTTGCGTAAACATCCCCCCACGCCACGGCAAGTCACAGCTAGTTTCTATTTATTTTCCAGCGTGGTTCTTGGGGCGCAACCCGACAATGAAGGTGATGATGGTCTCCCACACTACAGACCTCGCTGTGGATTTTGGTCGTAAGGTGAGGAACCTAATTTCTAGCCCTCAGTATCAAAAGATTTTCCCAAACGTCGCGCTAGCGTCGGATTCAAAGTCGGCAGGGCGTTGGAATACTAATCTGGGCGGCGAGTACTACGCCTGTGGTATTGGATCGTCGATTGCTGGTCGTGGTGCCCACTTGCTTCTCGTAGATGACCCGCACTCAGAACAAGACGTTATTAACGGTAACTTTGATGTATTTGAAAAGGCTTACGAATGGTTCACCTACGGAGCACGTACTCGTTTGATGCCCGGTGGCCGCGTCGCTATTATTCAGACTAGGTGGCACTTGGATGATCTAACGGGTCGCGTGGTGCGTGATATGACCATGAACGACATGGCCGACAAGTATGAGGTGGTAGAGTTCCCTGCGATTCTGGAGATTGAGCAGAAGGTAGGTAGCGGCGAGAACGAGACGACCATAATAAAAGAGAAACCCCTGTGGCCTGAGTTCTTTGACCTTAAAGCCCTACACCGCACCAAAGCATCAATGCCGCTGTTCCAGTGGAACGCGCAGTACCAACAGAAACCTACGGCAGAAGAAGCAGCGCTGGTTAAGCGCGAGTGGTGGAAGCAATGGCCACACGAAGACCCGCCGAAGTGCGAGTATGTGATTATGTCGTTGGACGCCGCAGCCGAGAAACATAACAGGGCTGACTTCACGGCGATTACCATCTGGGGTGTTTTCTACAATGAGGGCGGTGTGTCGGAAGAGTCCCTAGGGGGGAGCGAGGGGTATAATATAATCTTGCTCAACTCTGTTAAGCAGCGGGTGGAGTTTCCCGAGTTAAAGCAGCTCTCTTTAGACCTGTACAACGAGTGGGAGCCAGACGCGTTTATTGTGGAGAAAAAGAGCAGTGGTACAGCGTTGTACCAAGAACTTCGCAGAATGGGTCTGATCGTGCAAGAATATACACCACATAGAGGTTCTGGAGATAAAACTGCACGTTTGAACTCAGTTGCTGATATAGTAATGTCGGGTTTAGTTTGGGTCCCACAGACAAGGTGGGCAGAGGAAGTTGTGGAGGAGGTCGCTGGCTTTCCATTCATGTCTCACGACGATTTGGTCGACTCAACAGTTATGGCGCTTATGCGGTTTAGGCAGGGCGGATTTATCACACTACCGACAGATGAGGTTCAAGAAGAGCCTCTCTACAGACGACGCGGTGGATATTACTAATGGATAAGATAGACCCTAAGTCCGAAAGTTGGATAAGAAAGAATTTCCGTTTGTTTTCGCCTGAAGTTAAACAGATGGCGGGCAGAAGACTAAACGTGTGCGCGGAGTGCCCAGAGTTCAGGCAGAAAATTAACCAGTGTAAGAAATGCGGGTGCATAATGCCCATTAAAGTGTTTTTTACAAAAGCCCAGTGCCCGATAGGGAAGTGGGGTCAAGAGGATATTTAGATGGCTATCGAGAAAGGTTTGTACGGAATGCCCGAAGGCATTGACGGGGAGCTAATGGGGGAAATGGGCGAAGAGATGACCCCCGACGCCATGGTGGGTATTGAAGTTGTTTCTGACGAAGACCTGCCCGTGATGGTAGAGCTTGAAGACGGCAGCGTTGAGATTAGCTTTGGGGAAGAAGTCGAAGACGCGGATATGGCGCCATTCGACGCAAACCTCGCTGAGTATCTCGATGACAAACAGCTACAGGAAATCTCTGGTGACCTGTGTGAGGCTGTCGAAGGTGATATGGCTGCCCGTCGTGACTGGGCTGATAGCTATGTGAAGGGTCTCGATGTCATAGGCTTCAACTACGAAGAGCGTACTGAGCCTTGGGAAAACGCCTGGGGTGTGTACTCTAACGTCCTAGCAGAGGCGGCTATCCAGTGCCAAGCGGAGGCCATGAGTGAGACGTTTCCTGCTG